CTCCTGTGGGGCAACGCCTACCTGTTCAAGGTGAAAAACGAGCTCGGCGACCAGGTTGTGCGGCTCCTACGGATCGCGCCGTGGCAGGTGACCGTCGAGCGGGGCACACAGACCGCCGCCAATCCGTCCGGGAAGTGGTTCCGGGTCAGCGACAGCCAGGATCGTTTCGGGACGTCCGAAGTCATGCACGTCGCCGGCCTCGGTTGGGACGGTGTCGCCGGGCTGTCCCGTGTCGGCCTCGCGAAAGAAGCGGTCGGGATCGCCCTCGCGGCCGAGCAGACGGCGGCGAAGCTCTTCGGCGACGGCCTCCTGTTCGCTGGGGTGCTCACCTCCGACCAGTCGCTCAACCCGGTCCAGGCGAAAGGCTTCGCCGAAGCCTTCAAGGAGGCGTTGCGGGCCGGGTTCAAAGGGCCCGGGATGAAAGTGCCGGTGTTCGGGCGCGGCACACGGTTCGACAAAATCTCGATGGCGCCCGAAGAAGGCCAATTTCTGGAAAGTCGCCAGCACCAGGTGCTCGAGGTTGGCCGACTGTTCGGGATCGACCCGGCGCTGCTCATGGATCCGGCCGCCACGGTCAACTACGGCGAGCCGCAACGGCAGGCGTTCCTCACGTTCACGATGGACCAGTGGCTGTGCCGCGTCGAACAGGCCGCCGGCCTCCACCTGACCCCACGGGGCCAGTTCTGCGAATACACGAGGGCGGCGTTCCTGCGGGCCGACACGAAAACCCGCTATGAGACGTACGCCCTGGCCGTCCAGTTCGGGATCCTCACCCGCAACGAGGTCCGCGGCCTCGAGAACTTCCCGCCGCTCGACGGCCTCGAGACCCCACTCACCCCCGTCAACCTCGGCGGCTCCCCGAACGAACAGCCCGTCCCCGGCGAATCGCCGGCACCGGGAGAGGTGATGCCAGTTGGAACCTGAACGACGCGTCTACACCGTCGACCGGCCGATCGTGATGCGGGCCAAAGGGTCGGACACCGCCCGCTTCGAAGGCCACGCCGCCGTGTTCAACCAGCGCACATGGATCGGCGATCCCCGCAAAACATGGGGTTTCTGGGAACAGGTCGCCCCGGGCGCGTTCTCGAGGGCGGTCGAAGAGGACGACGTCGTGTTCCTCTACAACCACAACGACGACACCGTGATGGCCCGCACCGCGTCGGGCACGTTGAAGTTGTCGGAGGACCGCACGGGTCTGCGGGTCCGGGCCGAGCTCGACCCGGCCGACACCGACGTTGCCCGGCTTCTCCCGAAACTCGAACGGGGCGACATTTCGAAAATGTCGTTCGCGTTCAGCGTCGCGAAGGAATCCTGGGAAACCCTCGACGACGGCGACGAGCTCCGCACGGTCGAAGACGTGAACCCGCTGTGGGACGTGTCCGCCGTGACGTTCCCGGCCTACGACGGGACCGACGCATCGCTGCGGGCCCTGGCGGAAGCACGCCAGTCCCGCTCGAACAAGAACCGGCTGCTCGCCGTCCGGCGGCGGCTTGAAACGCTAGGAGGATAGCCATGCCGCCCACGCTCGAGGAACTGCGCGAGCAGCGCAACACCGCTGCGACCCAGGCCGATGAGATTGCCAAGCGGGAAGACCCGACCGCCGCCGAGCTCGACCAGGCCGAAGAGCTCCTGACCACCGTCGAGGAGATCGACAAGCGGATCAAGGTGCTGGAACGCAACGAGTCGATCCGGGCCCGCCTCCAGGAGCCACGGCCCGAACCTGACCTGCCGTCACCGCAGGCCCGCGACCGGGAGAAAGCCCAGGGCGACTACGACCGGGCTTTCGACCGGTGGATGCGCTTCGGGCGGGACGGCCTCGAACCCAACGAGATCCGGGCCCTTCAACACGGTTTCGTCGACCTCACCCAGGAGGCCCGGGCCCTCGGCACCGGCACCGGCGGCGCCGGCGGCTACACCATCCCGCAGGGGTTCCAGCGCAAGATCACCGAAACGATGAAGTCGTTCGGTGGGATGCGCCAGAACGCCAACGTGATCAGTACCGACTCCGGGGCGACGCTGCCGTGGCCTGGCAACAACGACACCGGCAACCTGGGGACGATCCTCGATGAGAACACCGCCATGTCCGACCTCGACGTCGTGTTCACCACCAACAACCTGGGCGCGTTCATGTACGTGTCCGGCATGGTCAAGGTGTCGTACCAGCTGCTCCAAGACACCTTCTTCGACCTCGAAGCGTTCCTCGCCCGCAAACTCGGCGAGCGGATCGGTCGTATCCAGAACCGTCACTTCACGGTAGGAACGGACACGACCCAGCCGCAGGGACTCGCCGTCGGCGGCACATCGGCGCTCACCGCCGCTTCGGCGACCGCGGTCACGCTTGCCGAACTGATGGCGCTGAAGCAGGCGGTCGACCCCGCGTACCGCGACGGCGGCAACGCGAAGTGGATGATGAACGACACGACGCTCGGCGAGATCTCCGGTCTGCTCGATTCGACCGGACGGCCGATCTGGCAGCCGGACCTGACCGGGTCCGCACCTGACCGTCTGCTGGGCTACCCGGTCGTTGTGAACCCGGACATGCCGAACACCGCCACGGGGCAGAAAGCCATCGCTTTCGGCGACTTCCGCGCCGGTTACATCATCAGAGACGTACGTGGCATTCAGGTTCAGCGGCTGACGGAGCGGTACGCAGAGTTCCTCCAGGTCGCTTTCTACGCCTACGCCCGCGCCGACGGCGGCGTCGACGACGCTTCCGCTTTCCGGCTCATCACGATGGCCTAAAGGAGCTGATCGACCGTGGCAACCGACCCGAACGACCCCACAACCGTCGAACACCAGCCGGTCCTTGACCGGGTGATGGAAGTGTCCAAGAACGCCGACGGGACACCGGCGCAGATGGACGGCTACGAAGTGATCGACCCCGACGAGGAAACCGTCGAGGAGCCCGCCGTCGCGCAGGTGTCCGGCGTCGTCGCCGACCAGCAGGACAGCGGAGAAGAGTCGGCGACGTCGCGGCGACGTCGCAAGGCCAACGTTGAGGACGCAGCGGCCCGCTGATGATCCAGAAGATCCTCGTCGCCACGCCGGCCACGATCCGAGCCGTCTTCTACGTCGGGGAAACCCCGACCGACGTCGGCGCGGTCACGGTCACGGTGACCCGGGCGGACGGAACGGCCGTGGCCGGCGTCGGTGCCGTCAGCTCGCCGTCCCCCGGGGTGTACGAGGCGTCGCTGCCCGACCAGGACGACCTGAACCTGTTGACGGCGACCTGGGATTCGGCGTCGAGGACGGTGACGACCCTCCACGAGATCGTGGGCGGGTTCTACGCCGAGCTGGCCGAGATCCGGGCGCTCGATGCTCTGTCGAACACGGCGAAGTATCCGACGGCGAAGCTGGAAATGGCCCGGGCCCAGGCCGAGGACCGCTTCCAAGACGCCACCGGCGTGTCGTGGGTGCCCCGTTTCCAGCGGGACGTTCTCGACGGGGCGAACACCACCACGCTGCGGCTGACCCGGATCCGGCCCCGCACGGTCCTGTCCACCACGATCAACGGGACCGCGGTTGCCGACCTGACCACGCTGCGGGTCTACGAACACGGGCTGATCGAACGGGCCGGCGGGGTGACCTTCCCCCGGGAGGCGTCCGGCGGCGGCCGCAATGTCGTCGTCGAGTACGTCCATGGTTTCGACCAGCCACCCGAGGATCTCCGCCAGGCGTTCCTCACCTACGTCCGTTATCTGCTCCTCGATTCGAACAGCCGGATCCCGGACCGGGCGTCGGTGATGAGCACGGACCTCGGCACGTTCCAGCTGACCACCGCCGGGTTCAACCGGCCCACCGGGCTACCCGACGTCGATGCCGTGCTGATGAACCACGACCACACCATCCCAGGGGTGGCGGCGTGATATGGCGACCTCGTCGACGGTGCCGACCGCCCGGGCCGCCCTCGTCGCGGCCCTCACGGGGGCCTTCCCGACGGCGCAGGTCGCCTACTCGCATCCCGGCGACGCCCGCGAACCCGAATCGGTCTACCTCGGCGGGGCCCGCCTCACCAGCGAAATCGCCACGATCCGCGCCGGCCGCAAGAAACGGCAGGAGCATTACACGATCGACGTGTGGTTTGACGTCACCGGCGACGGGCCAGATGCCCAGGCCGCCGTCGAGCGGGCCTGGGAGATGGCCGGCGAGCTGGAGGACATCCTCGCCGATGATCCGTCGCTCGGCCTCGGGCAGCCGTTCTTGGCGGTCATCGGTGACGCCACCGAAACGTTGTTCTTCGATGAGGCCCGCCGGGGGTTCGGAAGTCTGCTCCGGGTCGGCGTCAACTGTGAAGCGAGGTTGAGCTGATGCGTCTCAAGTACGTCGGGCCACACACGGAAGGGGTCGAGATCCCCGAGCTCGGGATCACCGTCGAACACGGCGAGATCATCGACGTCGACGACACGGTCGGGAAGCGGCTGGCCGCCTCGGCCGACTGGCAGGTCACGTCACGGACGAAGGGGGATGAGAAGTGAGCCCGCTCGCTTCCGGTCTGGCCGGCCAGTGGGGCTTCGTCGAGGAGTCCACCTACGGCACGTTCGTCGCCCCGACCCGCTTCCTCGAGTTCAACAGCGAGTCCGTGTCCCTCGAGCGGGAACGGATCGAATCGAACGGGATCCGCGCCGGGCGGCGC